AAAAGGGAGCCGAAGCCCCCTTATATGTGCATAGATAATATATGTAAATATTAACCGTTTGCTGGATATGTAGTACCAAATGCAGCGTTGCCTGTTGAAGCTGGTGCAGCACCTGCTAACAATTCAACACAAGCAGCTGGGTTGAGGAAATCCGCACCCATAGCTAAGCGACCGAGAATTACGTCACCTTGGTAAACCACACTAACATCCCCACTAGTAACTTGTACTTGAGGACCGATAGCTTCAACTACACCTGCAGCTTCCTTCTGGAAGATAAGTCCGCAAGAGTTAGCAAAGTCAGAATGATTACCATAGTTACCGTTGATACCAGTAACAGAAGCACGTGCGTCTTCAAATGCAGTATTACTGCCAATGAATGAGCCTACATTTCCGGGTGATGTGACACCGGGGTTTGTAGCACCAGCTGAACCATAGATAGTACCATAGTTACCGAAGAATGGAATATTCATTGACTTGTAGATCTTGATACCTGCAATCTCAATGATTCCGTTACCCTTCTGTAAGGTGTCACCCTGCTCGTCACGGTTAACTAGACCGCTAGAACCTACAGCTTGGATAAGTTCATAGTACTGACGAGGGTTTAATACACCCACCCTACCATCGGAACTAATTCCTTTTTCGTCTAGTGCAGCAGCGGCATCATAGAAACCGTTGATTAAACACTCAGAGTCATAAGCTGCAGTAGCGTTGGTAACGCCAGATCTAGTTAGTTGGATCTGTGTTCCACCGGGTTCTACAAAGTTAGACTTAGTGATAGGTGATGCCTGTCTTGCACCTTTAGCAATTTGACGGAAGATGAGTCTGTCATACTTCTCAGCTAGAGCGTATCCAATCTTCTTAGATATCTCTCCTCTCAATTCGTAATGAGCAAGTGTCTCATCTAGCTCGTATACAAACGCTGAACTGATTAGAAGGTCATCAACAGTGATGGTCTTCTCAGCTACTGGAGGTGCTCCATCGGAGTTACCGAGGATAGCGTTACCCGGAGTATGGTACTCAGCGGTTGTGCGACCTGTGTAGATGAACTGTAAACTCTTACCGTTTTTAAGAGTTCTCTTCATTACTAGATCCCGAGCAATAGCATTGTTCTG